GAATTAAAGCCTTTTCAGATTTTGGAAATGTTCCACGTTTAATAGATTTTTTAGCATAATAATCAAACAAAGCACTTTTTAAATATTTTTTACTAGTTAATACAAGCTCTGGGTAAGTCATTCTTCCTGGATCATTTTTACTACCATAAGTAAACTTAGCAAGCTTTGCATTGGCTTGTCCATTATACATAAACTTTTGTTGATTTACTGTATGAATTAATTCGTGTATAAAACTATCCACCTGAGACCTGTTCATACCTAAACGCATTTGTAATATTTCTGGTATTGTCATCTCTGCTTCTACTTTTCCAGAAGCATCTTTAAATTTGTGTTGTTTATCTAAAAAATTATAAGTTTCTTGTACAGCTTTTACTACTCTAACTACAGACATTTTATTATATAAGAAATGAGGATTGTCCATAATAGCTTGTCTTTCTTGTTTTGTAATAGTATCGCTATTCCACCATAAGTTTTCCCAATACTGATCATTTTTTATACCAAAAGCTTCTGCGTAAGGGTCTTTAGCTAAGGCTTTATTCATTAATTCTACTACTTGAAATATATTTTCTTTTTGAAATCCAACCAAAGGATCTATTTCTAATTTTAAATCTCTGGAATACTCGGCTATTTGTTTGGTAATAGTATCTACATCACCGTGTTTTTCAATCATTCTTTGAGATATTTCTTCGTAAGTCATTCCTTGACCAAGTTTACCTTTAATAGTTGCTGTATTAAACTTAGCAAAAAGATTACCCATTCCTAATTTATTTACTGGCAAGTCATATTCATTATATAAATACTCTCTAACTTTTTTCATAGTTGTAAAAGCGTCAGGTAAGCCTACAGTTTCAGCAGCATCTATATATCTATTACCTATAGCCGCATTTAACCTAGCAATTTCTTGATAGATTTTTAATTTTTCTGCTCTACTCATCCCCTTTACTGTTTGGAAATGAATATCTACAGCTTGTTTAATTTGAGTAAATCCGTTAAAGATAACACCAATAGAATTTTTACCATATGTAGCAGAGTCTGCTGCTTTAATTTTTTCACTTAACATCAATATTCCCAAAGGATTATCTTTTGCAATTATATCTTTAGGTAAAATACCTAACTCTTGTAGAAATGCATCATCTTTTAACTCATAATCTTCTTTAGGATTGTTAAAGTCTTTAGCAAATTCATACATAACTTCTTGCTGTCTGTATCCATCTTTAATTTTTTTAGGCATACCCCAAGATAAATGCGCACTATCAATGTCTTTATCAGCACCACCCATCATTAAGTCATTTCTACTATTGGTAATAAGTGCAAAACCTTTATCTCCCTTACCTCCAGCAAATCCTACAAACTTTAAAGCTCTCATATTACCAGCAGTCATAACAGGAGAACGATTAATTATTGCATACTGAGAATCTATCCAAGCATTCAAATCTGATGCACTCATGTCTCTTATTTCTTTTGGAGCTTTTCTATTAAAACGCAATGTTTGTTGACCAGGGTCTCCTACTTTTATAGAAAACCTATCAGAATAAGCAGGATTAAAATCTATTACCAGTTTCATTGTTTCCCACCAATCTCCTAAACGCATATCTTGTTTAGTTACTGGATGTTTAACACGCATTTCTTTAGCACCTGACCATAACATAAATTCATTATCTGCTAATCCTTTTTTTGCAGAACTATACTTTTGTTTTTTCAATGAATACTTCCAATCATAAGGACCAAGAATAACTGAATAACTATTATTAACTTGCGGTCTAATTATACGTGACATGATATAACTTCTAAATGTTTTTTGTACAAATTCAGAAGTTCCTCTAGATTGCAACGCTGAATATGAAAAACCAGCATTTCTTAAGTGTTGCCCCACATGCATATCATTTACCATTGAAAATTCTGATTGCTCAGAATCTATCAATCTACCATGTTTGTTTTCATAGTATAAATGTTCTAAAATGCTTTTAAATGCCTCACTTTTAGTTCTTTCTGACATAATCATATCTAATGTTTTAATATCTATTTTATCAATATCAAGTCCTTTTAAAGATCTTCCGTTAGGATTTTTCTTGCTACTTTTTAATCTTTTTAAAGCTTCTTTAGTAACTTTAGGATCTCCACTTATGCCTTCACCTATAAGCTCTCTCCAACCTTCGTGGAACGATTTACCTACAGGAGTAGCAGGATCGAATTGTATATTGTTTGCATTCAAAAACATCTGCTGCATAATATTTAATTTACCAGTAACGTTAATTTTTTCACGCACATCTATGTTCCAATTCATTTCACTTGTTTTAATTCTAAATGTTTCAGGATTTTCTGGATATACACCTACTTGCTCTGCAGTAGATTTGCTTGGATCATAAGCTTTTTCATTTAATTCATTAATCTTTAAACCGTGTCTATGTTTTGCACCCGTATCATATAGTATAAAATCTACTCCATTTCTATTCATATATTTTACATCTGCAGCGTCTGCTCTTGCGTAAGCATACTTACCTATAATTAAAGCCTTGTTGCCTTTATCGTTTTTTGCACTTTCACTTTTTGACCTTGGCCTAGAATACAATGTTCCTTTTGCCATACCAGAAGCTGAATCATTACCCATATATTTTACAAGCTTATCAAATATTTTACTGTGTAATAATATAGTACCATCTGTTTCTGATTCTCTTGGTCCTGTATTCAAATCTTTTAACAACATACCACGCAGATTATCGTCTTTTAAACCTAAAGACTTACCATCTATAAAAGGTATTTCTGCTTTATCTATTTGATTCATATATTTTTGCAACTTAGCAGGAGTTTTATAGTCTCCCGTACGTTCATTTTTAAGATACTCTGGTATTAATAGTTGAATATTTTTTTGAGTTATTTGACTTTGCGTAGTAATCATTCCCATTTCACGCATTCTATATATCATTGTTGCAACTGTATTTGCTTTTGTTTCGTTATTTATAGAATTTTTCTTTACATTTTTTTCATAAAATTCTTTTGCTTTGTCGTTTTTCATTACATTGTCTATAATTTTTTTATAAACCTGATTAACAACTTGAGTATTCCAATGATTACTTTTTCCTTTAGGTGCCCAAGGATATGATCTTACTTCAACCCTACCAGTATCTGCTATACCTCCATATATAAACTTTCTTTTTTCATTTAATTTTTTTTCAAAAGCTAACCATTGCGATTCTTTTACATAAGGCGTAACAACAACACTACCATCTTTGTTAAATATAGTGTTTCTTGCAAAAGGACTTACAAATATAACTCCTCCTCTACTATTAACAGCCATATAACTAATAGTATTACCAGACATATACCTAAAACCTTTAAAATTATCTCTTCTTCCAGATGTTAATTTTTTTATATCATTACCTTGAGGGTCTTGTGCTGGAACTCTTCTTGGGTCTCCTATAAATCTTTCTTCACCCTTTTTAATAGGGTCTGTAAAATCAATATAAAAATCATTCTTTACTGGTTTATATACATCAAATCTTAAACCTACTCTACGAGTTTCTTTTATGTCACTATTTTCAAATTTAGTTTGATTATATTTTCTTTTTACAGCTTCAATGAATTTATCTATATTTATTCTTTTATTACCTTCATTATCTGTAAAAAAATGTTTGTTTTTTGTTCTATTGTAAACATCTACCATGCTTCCAAAAAAAGTATCGGGAGTAACATCTTTATAGGCACTTGTACCTGAAATTCTTTTTTGTAGTTCTGTTAAACTATGTATTGGAAAATCTACTTCATTACCAGGAGTTACTTCATTTTTAAAATTACTCATTTCAGTTAAAGCAGTTAAGTCTATATTTCTACTTGCAACATATTCTTCTATTTTAACACTTGGACTATAGTCAGGATCTGCTAATAACTCTTTCATAGTTACAAGCTCTTGCAGTAAAGATAGTTTACCTTCTTCTGAAGATTTACCTTTTAGCACTGATTGAATTTGTTCTTGTGTAACTATACCTTCTTTTTCTAGTTGTTTAACTTGCTTTAATATTTCACGGCTTACTTCAGCACTTATAACTTCTTTACTTGCTATTTGCTGATTTCTTATTGCTTCAAAATGATTTAACCAATACTGTTGATAGTCTTTACTTTCTGCTTGAAACCAAGGTTGTTGTTTTAATATTTCTACATTTTCATTTACAGATTTTGTTCTATTAAATTTATTTGCATGAATATTAATATCTCTTGTAGCTTTTGTTTGCCATGTAGGTCTAGCGTTTACACTAAAAAACATACCCATTAAAGTTTCATATATTTGTTCTTCTACAGGATAATCATTCATCATAGATATAGCAGTACCATAACTTGCACCAGCAGTAGCTCTTACAATGGTATTTACAAATTCGGTAGCTTCTTGATTAGTTGAGACTAAAGATTTTGCTGTTTTTCTAACAAGGTTTTCACCAGTTTTTACCAAAGCAGGATTTGAAGATGTCATTAATTTTGAAATGTTAGCATATTGTCCTATAGTTCCAAATATAGCACCAGCCATACCTCCGTGAACACCTGCCATAGCCATGTCTTTTACACCTTGTAAAGACATTCCACCTTCATTTCTTGTTGCTAATGGATGATTAGAGAACGCCATTAACAATCCTACATGTCCTGCTTCATGCATAATTCTAGCTACAGCATCCTTACTAAACATTCCTAACAATAAGCCTTGAGATGTAAACTCTAATAACTTATTTTTATTATCTCCTAATGCTGCCAATCCTTGCTGTTGAACTACTTCTGCAATTTTACCAGGTACTGATTTTAACTCATAGATGCTTTTATTCAATACAGGATCTATCATAGAAGGTCTGCTTGCACGTAAACCTAATTGTAATTTACCTGCTTCATCTGTAAAAGACATTTTATCAGCCATTCTTCCAATAGCTCTCTGTAGTCTATCACTACTTTTAGAATAAGTACGAGACTTTTCATTTAGTTTTTTACCTAAACTAATTAAATCTTTACTTTTTTCTAAACTACCACGTCTAATTAATGCGTTACCTACAGTAGCAGTAGCACTTGTTAGCATACGTGCACCACCCATCATAATACCAGGAGCTAATCCTATAAGGTGTCCTACATTACTTACTATTTTTTCTATAGGGGTGTCTGGTTTGTCAGCAAACCCAAAGGTAGTAAAACCTTCTAGTAAACCAGATAGAGCATGCTTAATAACACCATCTGTAGCATCTGGATTTTCTATTGGTACTTTGAGTTCTGTAAGTTTACTTTCTACAAATTGCAAACTATCTTCATCTAACAATCCTGCATTAGAATCGTAATAGTTTTTTAACATATTTGCATACGTAATCTCATTTAGACGTCCATCTGCCAAACGTTTGTTTAGAGTTCTTAAATAAGGATTTACCATTTATTTACTTCTCTAAAGTATCTCTTAATGCGTATAACTGTTCTAATCTATTATTGTAATAGTCTTGATCTTCGCCAAAGTTTTGACGACCTGAGAACGTTGCTAAGTTTTCTGCTGTTTCTATACCAGTATTAATTGTATCTATAGCTTGTTGTACAGCAGGGGCATTAGGATTAATTGTTTTAGTTTGTAAAACATCAGCTAAACCTACATTTAATAAATTGTATTGTTGTTCAAATTGTTGTTTAGCTTCCGTTGCACGTCCTCTATCTTTTGTAACAAATCTTTTTAGAGTTTCTACACTAAAACCTTGCCATTCACCTGGGTCCATTGCATCTCCTACGAAATTAACTTGACCTAACGATACCATAGCATCGTATCCAGCTTCTTCTAACTTCTGTGCAGTTTCATATCTAATTTGATCCATAGCCTGTTCTCCACGCAATGCTTGTAATTGCATTTGATTAACAGCTCTTAATGCTTCTAACTTATATTCTTCACCATAACCAAGTTCAGCTAAACTTAAATCATATCCGTGTTTTTCACCTAATAAATATGATTGTAAATTTTTTGTTGCTTCTGCTTGTTCGTTAAGAACTTCTTTTTGAGCATCAGTTTCTATTCTAACCTTTTCTTCAAAGTCTGGTTCTCTTATTTGTGATACTAAACCAGATACACTAGAAGAAGCACCTTGCAATGCTCTTAAAAATGATTCTGTGTAATTAGCCATTATACTATTCCTCCTAACCCAGTTGGGTTTGTATTGAATGAAGCACCCATACTAGGTATACTATAACCTCTCTCAGATGCAGTTCTTTCTAAATTTAATAATCCTACTTGAACACCTCTTAATTCAGATTCAAATCCTTTAGTTATTGCAGACATTTCTTGTCTAGCAGTTAAATTTTCTGCTTCTAATTGTGTTCTAAATCCATCGTCTAATCTTTTGCTTGCAGTTTCAGCAGATCCGCTATATGCTAAATTACTACCACCTATCATGGTATCCATAGCACTTCTTTCAGCTTGATATCCCTGTATAGCAGAAGATTGTCTTATGCCAAATTCTTCTCTAGCAAATCCAGCTCTTGTTCGGTAGTCTTCTCTTAATCCATCTACAGTACCAATTAGTGCTGTTTGTGCTTGCAATGCAAATTTCTTTTCTCTTGCTCTTCTTTTACGTTCTTCACGTCTACGTCTACGCATTCCTATTTTACCTAAAATAGCACCGCCTATCGTCATACCTGCTGTTATTGGGTCCATATTATTCATCCTCCATCATTTTTTTAGCTACCACAGAAGGGCTAAATGGTTTTATTTCAAAATCGGGGCTTATAGAATTTAACCAAAACATACCATTAAAACTAGGCGATATTGCGTTAGCTGCTTCACGTTTTGCTTTTGTAAAAGGATCTATACTTAAATCGTTTTTTGTTCCTTCTAATTCTTGCATTTTTTCTTCAAACTCAGGACTTCCAGGAGTCATATACAACTCACCAGGTTGTCCAGTTCCTCTAAGATTAGGGTCTTGTTTTCCTTCAAACATAATATCATCTCTAAATGCTGCATCAACTGAATCTTGTTGAGCTTGCATTTCAGCTGCAAAATCTGGATCTGGTTTATCTGGAGCACCTAATACTTCATTTTCTCCTGCTATTTGAACAGCACTTTTCTTTTTATCTTGAGCCATTGTGTATCTCCTTTAATTTCTCTATTGCTTCTATAAAATCTTTTACTCTTACTGGTGTTTGTTCTATCCAACTAGAAGGTTCTTTATCTGGTGGATTTTTATATAATACTTCTTGTATTGCATCATCGTAATGCCTATGACATAATAGTTTCCAAGTTCTAGGAAACTTTCTAGACCAACTTGCACCTAATTGATAATTAACAGATACTAATGCAATTACAATATCGTCGTTATCTGTGCATAATATTTTTGCTTGTTTTCTTGCAGCAGTTAATGCAGTATCTATATCAGCTTTAAACCATTCATCAATAATATCCTTTGGTACTAAAGACTTAACAGGATATTTTTCTTGTTCTTCTTTAGTTAATAAATGTCCAATACCACAAGTAGGTTTACCTAATGTATCTAAATAAACACTTTGTTTATAACCTTCACGTTCTTTCAAGTGTTCTAATAGTTTGTCCATAAATGGATCTTTCTTTTTAAAAAATCCTAACATTAACTAGCTCCTTCGCCACCACTTCTTCTATTTTGAAACCTGTTGTAAAGACTTACTAAATTTTTACCAAAATAATATCCACTGTCTTCTGTCCCTACAGGTTCTCCTTGAGGATTATTACCTCCAACTCTTCCTCCTCCTTCTAAAGGACCTGCATACATCTCAGGACTAGAATTTATATTAGAAGTAGATTTTGGGTTTCCATCTGCAGGATTTGTGTTTACGCCATCTAAATATAAAGAAACCATTGTTTTGTGAGAAAATCCTTGTTCTTTTCCTACGTCGTACATTGACATAGCTTGTACCTTTCCATCTTTTTTCCAACTTTGTCTTGCTTCTTTTCCAGTCATGCCTCTGTCTTTTGCACTATCAATATAACCTCTTCTTGCACGCCTTCTATAGTCAAAGCCTTTCATCATATCTACTCCCGCTGACAATCCTTCTCCAAGTTGATATCCCATAGTAGCACCTGATGCCATAGCATCTATATTTTGCAACGAACGTATAGTAGTGCTATCTTCTATACGTTTTTCCATTTTTCTTTCTTCTTCTGCTACTTGCGCACCAAACTGTGCCATAGCTACATCTGCTCTACTTGCCATTATGCTTTCTCCAATTCAGTTTTAAACCACTCTGATTCTAATTTATAATATAAATACGTTTTACCATCAGCTTCTTTTACTAATTTTTTATCTCCAGTAACACCATCTATATTTCTGGGTTTTTCTGTTACTAACTCTGTTTGCGTTGTTGCTTTATTATCTAAATCATTTATTTTAGTTGCAGGTGTTTGTAATGCACCAGCTCCAGAATCTCTATTTTTTCCGCTATAGGATTCTGAATATAAATTTTCACTAAATTTTTTCTTATTTCCTGGTAATGCTTTTGCCATTATTTAATTGTTTTTACTCTGTGAACTATTTGCATATCATTTATTTCAAAATCTTGTTGATCTGTAGCACCAGTTAATTCTAAACCAAATGTTTTTACTTTTTTAAAAGCAGAAGTAATGCCTCTAACTTTAAATTTAGCAACTCTATTAGTAGTATCATTATTTCCCGCTAATGTTCCTAACGTAACACTGCTAAATGCAGAACCATCATTACTTGCTGCTACATCTGTAAATCCTTTTACAGTTATATCTTCACCGTTTTTATAGTTAATATATACTGTAGTAATAGTTTTATCTCTACTAGGATCTCCAAAATCAAATGCTGGAGTTTTTAAAACAACAGAAGCATTACTTGAATCTCTTAAAGAAGGTTCTGGATTCCAATATTTTAACTCAATATCATTACTATCTTTTTCAAACCACACTAATTTTCCATCATTAACATTAACAAAGTTAGATACATCTACAGTATTTAGTTTTAACGCACTATATGCCCATCCTAACGTCTTTAAATCAATTTCTAATACACCACCACTAGGATTGTTATTTAAGCCCCCTATCGCTGGATTTGCTATAATTAGTGTTTGTTTATCTGGTATATAACCTATTACTCCATCATTGCTAAAGTATTGAGTATTCCAGTCTTTAAATCTTTTTTGACCAGTAGGTCCTATTAATAAATCTCTTAATTGTTCTCCGTCATATAAAAATACACCATATTTATTAAACCAGGCTACAAATCCTTCTGCTTTAACTACATGGTATTCTTTTTCACATCCTTTATATTTTAATGTAGCTTCTAATAGTTCTTGATCTCTGCTACAGTTGACAATAAATAAATTATTCTTTTTAAATTGCAACAATTTATTACCAATAGATTCTAATCTAATAATAGCATCTCCGTCATTTATTTCCACATCTAATCTTTTATTAAAATCAAATGTGTCAAATTTATTTACTTCAGATTTTAAAACAGTATCATCTGCTGTAATTAAATTATTATCTTCATCATAGTAAGTTACATTACCTATATAAGCTCTTCTATTTAATATAGTTGATGTTTTGTAGCTTGTACCAGGTCTGCCTATAGGATTAACACCTTTAGATTCTCCAAATGGTTCTGTTGTAGGAAGTCCGTCTTGTAAATGTCCTAAAACTCTTTGAGTTGCATCTCCTCCAGCTACAAAAGATGCTTGTGTATAAAATTGTTGTGCATTAGCTGCATTGCTACCGTCATTTTGTTTAACTATAAAACTTCCACTAGCACTTAAAGCCTTAAATCCATCCTTCCCAGCTAATCTATATCCTTTTCTTATATCTATTTCCATAAATAAATATTTAGTTCCTACTGATCCATCATCTTCTAAAGCCCAGTATATTTTATAACCAGTTAATCTATCGTTATTAGGAAATCTTCCAGTTAAAGCATAGTATAATTTTCTTTTTTTATCTCCAGTAACTGCAGCTATCGATGGTTGAGATATGTCTCCAACATGATAAATATTAGATTCTTGATTATCGTAAATTAAAGATACCCATATAGAATATTTTTTACCGTCAACTATATCATACACCGTAATACCTTCAGTATCATCAGCAGAAGTAGTATCTGGATTACACCACATATATAAAGCCATAGGACCATAACCACTATTCCAATCAGAATAACTTCCACTCAAGCCAGTTACAAAATTTCCTAATCTTTCTGCTACAGTACCATCTGGTGTAATACTTCCATCGTTTATAGTGTAAGAAGCAATATTAGGATTAAATAAAAATTCTGACTGATATGAAGGCAAATTACCAATAGGTACTAAAGTTTCATGTGGATTACCATATCCATCAGGACCTCCTGATCCAGTAGATGTACTTGATTTTATTGGTGCTATAAATGAATTTGCCACTTTAAAACCATCTACAGATTTTAATATATGGGCATTAGCATCTGCGTCTCCATAATTTTTTGTATATTTTAAATATCCATACCATTTAGGTTGATTTTGTGGAGTACTAGCTACAGTATAGCTATGAGGAGAAACCCTAACATTACCATTTACAGCATAATAATTAACTTCAGAAGAAGCTGTTCCGTAATCTATTTCAGAACCAGATTCATACGCACCATCTGTTTTATCAAATACTTTTACTTTATGATTTGTAACATCATTAATTAATAAAAGTTCCGTATTAGATAAAGCTCCATTATTTGGATCTCTGTCACTATTAAAGTGAAACAATCCATTACCGTAATTTAGTGTAGTTGTAAACTTTTCTTCATCAGCAGAGCTAGCATGAGGTAAGTCTGTAACAGAACCAGATATTTTTAATTTACCTGGTGTTTCTAAACTTAACCCTTTTAACTCTTGAAATTCTGAAGTGTCTAAGTCTCTAGGATTTGTATTATTATTTAATCCTCCACTAAAATTTCTTAAGTCTAATACTTCTTTGGGCACGATTCTTCATTCCTTTCATCTTCAAAGATGCACTTTTAGCTTTTGCGTTATGCAGTCTTCTGTCATTTGTAGAGTTCCAAGGATTGCCTTTTAAGCTGTTAGTTGTCTTCATTGCCATCTATTATATCTCCCCACAAACTTGTTTTACCATCTATAATTTCTACTACTTCTACTTTAAATTTACCATTAGTAAACCAATCAACTACTGCAAATGCATGCACCCAGTTATGTAGTCTACCTTTTAACCATTTATTGTTTTCATGAGACATATCTTTTAAACAACCCAAAGACCACGCTCCTATTGTTCCGCCTAATTTTGTAAGTGTGTGTCTTTGAAGGTCGTGTGTATGTCCATAAATTACATTTTCTCCATAAGCTTCAAGATGTTTTTTTGCATGATACGTAGTTGCATAGGCACCATGAAAGAAAGTGAGCTTACCAATTTGTATAGGTAAATTATATTCACTGTAATTATATCCCCTTTCTTTTATTTTGCATGCTTCAACAAAACTGTAATTATGCATATAGGGATACTTAGTAACAAAATTATCCAACCAGAGATCGTGGTTGCCTTGGAGTAAATACTTTTTCTTACATCCAACTTCTTCCAATACCTTATCCCAAACATCTAATCCTTCATTTACTAATCTTATATCTTCATCTATTAAAGGAGTCTGGTATTCTAATGGTGGTAATTTTTTATCTTTATACCTCCACGCAGATACCGACTCCCATTCTCCTACATCTCCTAAATTAACAAAGATGTCAGGTTTAATCTTTTTAATTGCTTTAACAACACAATTAACTGCAGCTTTATCTTCTAACGGATAATGCTGATCTGGTATAATAATACCACGATTCTTGAGTTTCATGTACTCTCCTTAAGCTGATCTTTTAACTTTTTCTAGACTACGCATTCCCCCGAGACCGAGCATCCCGAGTAAGACTGTAGTTAATGTAGTCATATCAAACACTGGTAATTCTATTGCGTGTCCAAATGAATACAAAATAAAAGTTAAAAGAGGTTGTAATATATAGTGATACCCGAGTGCAGTGGCACAGATCCAGCCCGTAAAGGGCCTCCAGCCACTGACAAACCTCGATGTATGACCAGCTTCAACTTTGTTCACTTCTAATTGAGCTTTGTTGATTTCTGCAATCATCATAGCTTTCTCTTCTTTGTCCAAAGTAAATCTATCAACATTGTCTGCAACTTTGTCGATGATTTTACCAACTAAGTCTAATTTAGGCATCTTTTGCACATTCCTCGTCACATGCTTTTAAACCTTTCATGTAACCTTGGTGTTCAACTATTAGTTGTTTAAGTTCAGTAAGCCTGCTATTCATTTCTTGAATTGAATTAACAAGTTCATTATGCTGTTCAACCATGCTCTGCATGTCTTGTTCAGCTTTTTCTATTAAACTTAGTTCTACTGCTTTTTCTTTAGCCATTACTTCTCCTACTTTTTCTTTTTAGCTTTACGTTGTGCTCTATTAGCTTGCATCTTACGTTTCATATTACCTAGTTTTGATCCTCTTCCAACTTTACTTGTATAAGTAGCACCTTTTCTAGTTGTTTTTTTAACTCCAGTGTGGTATTTACGACCATCAAAAGTCATTGTTTTTTGACCTTTTTTACGAGCTGCTCTCAATTTAGAGTTAAAATCTTTTCCTTTAGCAGAACCCTTTTTATAAATAGGGTAATTACCGCCTTTGGTTTTTTTAACACCTCTAACTGATTTACGATCTACTGTACCTTTATATTTAGATACAACAGCTTTACCTCTGTTTAAAAGAGATTTAGCTTTTTTCTTAACTTTAGCTCCCGCTTTTTTCAACCTACTACCATCTAGTTTGATTTTCTTAGTTGGTCTTCCTTTTTTATTACCGTATGTGCCTTTACCTTGTGGCATCTTATCCTCCTTGGCCTACTGACCTCTTCTTATAGTACTTTTTACTGTTTTTAGTACCATACTTTGTTAAATTAGACATGCCTTGTCTAGTTTTTTTCTTGGTTTTCTTAAAAACCTCTTGACTTTTAAATATCTTTGCCATTAACGTTAATATAGTTAAACATATATATATTTACAAGTTATTTAATTACCTTCTTAATTTTATCAAATACTTCCTGTTCATCGAATTTCATTGATATACCAGGTTCATATCTCATTATTTCTTTTCCGTTTTCTAATATAAGTATAGTTGGTACTACTTTAATATTCCATTCTTTTTGTATTACCGCACCTATAGTTTTATTAGTTAAATCTATTTCAGCAACATAACAAAGTTTTGATAACTTCTCTATACTTGCTCTATTCTTATAATTCCAAGCTGCATTTACTTGTACTACTGCACAATTTTGTACATTTAAAAGTTGCACATCTTGAAAGCTGTCTAAATTAACTGACTGAGCATGCAATGGCGATACCCATAGCAAAAGTCCAGCTAACCATGACATACCATAGTAATAGTTCATCCCTGTACCTCATTATTTGTTATTCATGTCTATAAGAGTTTCAGTGATAGCTCTAGTATCTTCTTTAATGTCATCTACTTTTTCTTCAAGCTTATCTACTTTACCCTCTGTGTTTAATATAGAATCACGAATCATTTGATCTTTTAAGTCGTATTCCATACGTGAAACCTCTGGTTCTGGTAGTTCTTTAGCAAGTTCAATCTCTGCTTGCAATGAATACCACATACCTATAATCATACCTACAGTAACTAAAATACTAATCCCAGTTTCTAAAGATAGTGTAAATTTAGTGTCTTTGCCTACTTCCATTTTATTCCCCTACGTTTATTTTTTATAAACTTTTTCTGATGCAGAAATACCAAATGATCCCAAGGTAACCCAGACAAATGAATTATAAATATAATCATTTACCATAAGCTCTATCCCTATGATACCCATTGCTAAATCTACAATACCAAATACGCACATAAGTGCAAATGAAAGAAATCCTATAATATTTTTTTCATTGTATTCGTTTTTATCTTTAAACAATTCCCACATTCTTATTCTCCTATTTCTGAATGTACTAATACGCCACCTGCGTAAAAGTTATTGTTTTTCGTTAATATGGTATATGTCACATCTTTATCTGCCATATACTCAAATCTATGTATTTCTTTTGTGCCGTCAATCATCTGTATACTATTACCTATTTCTAATTGACTTGCATCTAAATTATATAAATCTTTTGTTCTTTGTGGTCTATAACTAGCCATAGAACCGTTTGCTAAATATATAGGGTGATCCCTAGTAACTATTATATTTTTTAATTCGTCACTATCATCATACATAACTTTAATTAAATTACCATGAGATACAAATAATGTATCTAATATTGGTACTTCTTCTATACTTTCTGTTTCAAAGTTGTAAGAATATATAATATCACCATCATCTAAATCATATATATTTTTCATTCCATTAGGAGTATCTACCAATATACTTGGATGTATACAAAATCCAAGCGTTAAAAAAGTTATATTACCAGTGATAGCTGCAGTATTAGCACCATTATTTACCAAAGTAAAACTAAATGAACCTGTACCATCTTTATTAGAAGGTGTATGTTGCCAACCTGGTCTTAACTTTAATGTACCAGAATTAAAACTAGATAATGCACTATTTAATTGAGATATACCTAAAGCTCCACTAGTGCTACTACTTGGTGTACTTCCATCGGTAGTATGTTGAAACTTTAAATTACCAAACGGTCCACCACTAGTAGTAAAGTTATTCACATCAACACCTCCACTACCACCAGATAATGTTATTGTTGCAAAACTATTTGCCATATCAGTCTCTCCGCCTTCTCCCTGACAATGTAATCCAGTATTACCACTAATAGACCAAGATACTCCAGCATCGTGGTCATAGCTATAAAACTCAGACATTGCATGAGGTGCATTACCATCAGGCCTATCAGCACTTGCATTAGCAGTGTTAATAGTGTGTCCAAATAATGCACCAGAACCATCTGATAAACTTTTTAAACTAGCATTAACTCTATTACTAGCATAGTCTAATTCAGATTGTATCTGACTTATCTTTATTTCGCCTGATGATGTTAAAGACATGTATTACTCAGCGTCTTGTATTGCTTTATATTCTACTAAATCAGCGGTTACTTCAGCTAATTGTTCTTCTAAATTTATTTTCAATGCTTCTGCGTCTGCTATAGCTATGCCAACTTCTTTAATTTGTTCGTGATCTAGAACAGTAACATTGTTACCATTTGCATTTTGCATTACTTTAGTATGTTTAATTGACACTAACTTTGGTGATTCAGATACATCGCCTGCTTTTGCACTTATTATCTTAGCCATTTAACTTCTCCTTGAGTTCGTTAATTTGTTCTTGTTGTTCTTGTACTGCTTTTATTAATACAGAAGTAAGTTTAGCGTAGTCTACAGTTTTGTGAGTATCTTCATCACTATTTAATGTATCTACTTCTACTACTACTTCTGGTATAATCTTTTCTATCTCTTGAGCTATAACACCAATATCATGTTGTCCATTTCTTTTATCTATCCAGTCAAATGATACTGCTCTCATATCTAACACATCTTTTAATCCATAATTTAAATCTTTTACATTTTCTTTAAGCCTTGCGTCTGATGCAATAGTAGATGAATAAGCGACAACATCTCCATCAAATAATGCATTACCATCAAAATCTACCCTCATACAAGTATCTTCTATAGGTGCTGTTGCACTATTAGTTATACCTCCAGTTTCTGTATTTGACCTACCCCAAAATAAATAATTATCAGCAGATAAAACCATTCCATGTGTAGTACCACTATTACCAGAAGTTTTTAAATATACATAATCACCAAGATTTGTTCCATAACCATTGTGTATAACATCGTGTGTTGTAGCATTACCCCAAGCACTATTATACATTCTTAATAATGTTCCAGAACTTTCTGCTTGAAAATAGCTACTTGCTTTACTAATACCATTTACAAAAATACCATCAGCTTTAGTTTCTAATCTTTTTGTTCCATTTACATAATGACTATGTTGGTCTGCTTCTAAGACAATTCTATCAGCAGTACTGTCGTGTTGTCTTTGTAAACTTAAATCTTCGTCATAGGCAGTTACAACACCACTATCTACTGTAATTTGTTTATTAAAGTAGAATTTACTTCTATCTGTATTTATATGACCCCAACTAGTATTAGCTGGTCCTAATTCTATATATCCATTTGCAGTTGTAAATCTATGATAAGCCATTGGATTTACATAATGAGCTCTATTGCTATCAGCATAAAGTCTTAAATAATCAGAAGTATCTCCAGCTTCGTATAAATATATATCATTAGTATTTGTAAGTATATATCCTATTTCTGGAGTACCAGCTCTTGATGTCCAAAATTCTAAATTACCAGCTCTATTAGATTCACTTCCATCTAATAAATGACTTTCTATTCTTGCTACTTGCGTAGTACCGCTTTGACTATGACCAAATATTAAACTTGAACCACTACCTGCACTTGTAGCTGTATTTCTAATTTCTAATGTAGGATTAGAGTTGTATCCTAATTTTGCACTACCAGTTTCAGACATTAAAAACATTACTTTACTTGTTGTTCTATTGTAAAAATATAATTGAGCACTATCTTGTTCTATACTTACTACATCAGCACCACTTCTGGAAAACCTTAACATTTGGTCTCCATTACCTTCTAAGTATAAAACATCTTGAACTCTAGCATCTCCTGCAACATCTAATTTAAAACTTGGTGAAGTAGTTGCTATGCCAACATTTCTACTACTATCTACATTAATTGCTACATTAGTATCTACATTTGCAGTTCCTAATCTAAAAGAACCACTTCCATCATCGTGTCCTAATGTCCATACTGAACTACCATTATTAAAGAATTTAATTTCTGTATCACTTCCATCTGGAGCATTCATCATAATTCTTGCATCACCACTTGATGAATTTATATGTAGCAATTCACTTGGGTTTGTTGTACCAATACCAATTTTTCCTGCATTATCAACAGTCATTCTAAATGTATTATTGGTCATTATATTGAAATCATGTGAACCTACTGTCCCTACTACTGCATTTGAACTATGATTTGCATTAAGTCTAATATCTCTTGTGCCATCTCCTACTTTTAATTGTGTTGTTAAAAAGTTTGAATTAGCACCTATTAATAAACTTGTATTTGATTTTACACTACCTCCAGCTAATATTCCCTCTTCGTGTGCAAATCCATAAGTATTTAAATCTTCTAATGAATTTCCGTGTACAGAATAACCACTAATAGTATTTTCTATTGTAGGTGTATGTACTGTATGAGCTGTATAATGAGCATCATCTCCCATTTTAAATATTTTTACATCATAAGAAGAACTTCTATCTACATAAACTTGAAGATCTTTTACTCCGTAAGTGTTGTCACTATCTTGACTTAATACCCTAACTCCAGTTATTGCATTACCGTGTCCACCACAATTAATAACAGTAAAATTACTATCAGCATAACTTCTTAACCAATGTATTCTAATAAATGCGTGGTCGCCAGAATCTGCATCTGTAACTAGTATTTCTCCAGCTCTTCTACCACTTGTGTTAGTTGCTACTGTCATCCAACCTGGACCTACTGTAGCAGTAGCACTTCCTTCTCTTCTAAAAAATCTTGTTGAATTATAATTATCTAATGTATCAGCATTAATAGAACCACCTGTTGTTAAAAATGCAGATGCGTGTTGTCCATCTAATGTATCAGCATCTAAACCACTACCAGCTCCGTCATTAGATGCATTCCATATTTTACTCCAAGTAGCATAATTACTATTTGTGTCAGTAGTTCCTATATACAACTCTGAATTATTATTGTACTGCACAGCTAAAGCACCCCAACCACCACCAGAATCTCTATTAGCAATTTTATGAACATAGAAATAACTTGAACCTGGATTACCATAGTTTTGATTTTGACTTCTCATCATACCACCAAATCCTACTGGTAAATCAGCCCAATCTTGTTCAGATAGTTGATTGGCTTCTAATCCGCTTGAACCTATAGTACCTACATTACTTCTATTGTCTATTATACCAGCTGAAAATGTTTTAACTCCACTAAATGTTTGTGTGCCAGATAAATGTGCTGTATCTGAGTCTAAGTATGCACTTGCAATAGCACTTCCGTTCCAAGTACCAGCAGTTACTGTAGCAAATTGCATATTAGCATAAGCATCTCCGTCAGTTAAAAAACGAAATACATTTGAATTATTTACTATTCTATCATAACCACCATAATTACCAATAGTAAATCCATCAGTACCAGTTGAAGTAACTCTATTACTAAATGTTATTACCCCACTTGCTGTATCTGCAGCATTGCTTCTTAAATACTTGGAGTCTGTATGTTGTGTAATACTAGATGCAGCTATTCTAGCATCTGCAATAGTACCACTAACTATTTTATTTGCAGGAATGTCATCTACTAATGCTAAATCACCCAAACTCGAAGCATCTACCTTACCACTAATTCTTGTAGTAACATGGTCATATATTTGGTCGCCAGTTGCTAAAGTAGAAGCACCATTAGATACTGCAGCAGTATTTAAAGTAGCACCAGTTCCTAGTCCTAGATTACTTCTTGCACTACTAGCACTAGATGCTCCAGTACCACCATTAGCTATTGCTAAATCAGTACCAGACCAGTTTGAGTTGTTAACAGAAGATAATCCACCTCCACCTAATTGACGATATGTACCACCATCGTTAATATATAGTTCAGTTGTACCTGTTCTATATCCTAACTCATAATGTTCTAATACATCATTAGACGAAGAGGGTACACCTGACCCTCTTTTTATTTTTATTACATTACCCATTAATTAAGAGAATGTTCCGCAATCTATATCGTATCTATCTATTGTATTATGTATTGATGAACTAATACCTTCTAAATTTGCACATAGTTTATGTGATTTAGATAATGCATTTACATTAATATCTGCTGCACCTGGTTTACCTTGTGTTCCTTTAAATAAAAACCATTTACCTGCTGATCCATCATAAGCCAATCCATCATATACATACAAATCACTACCACCTGAATCATTATCTCTTGGAAAGAAGAAACCAACATCAACAGCAGCTGCTTCTGTTCCTTGAGTTTCAATGTCAGAACCAAGTTCTAAAAAGTTATCACCAATAGAAACTACTGTTGAATTAACTGTTGTAGTAGTACCGCTTACAGTTAAGTTTCCAGCTAATGTCATGTTTCTAATTCCAGTAATATCTTTATTACTATCTAACACGACTGCTTTACTTGCAACTGCAGTACCAGCTGTTGTATCAACATAATTAAGTTCAGCTGTAGTTGCAGTAACTCCATCTAATTTATTTAATTCTGCTGTACTAGCAGTTAATCCATCTGTTTTATTCAACTCTGAAGCAGTTGCTGTTACACCATCTAAAATGTTCAACTCAGCTGCTGTTGAAGTAACTCCATCTAAAATATTTAACTCTGCTGTTGTTACTGTTGCTCCATCAAGAATATTTAGTTCTGCTGATGATGCACTTGTGTACGAACCTACTATCAAAGCATTTAGCTCTGTAGTAGATACTGTACTATTATCACTACCTAATTTACCTATGTATAGTTTATTATTACCATTAGACCATGCTAACTCACCGTATGCTAATGTCAAACTAGATACATCTGTGGCATTATAAGTAGACGTTCTTTTAATCTGTATTTTATTTGCCATTAGAATATCCCTCCATTTATGTCCTCATTTTGCAGAAGTACATCTGCATCTTTTACACTAATTGTTGTTTGTCCTTCAGCTTCAGATGTAACTATACCAGTACCTGCTACTATATCTGAACTAAAGTTATCTGCTTGTGTTATCGTAACATCAGCAGTTCCGTTATCAATTTTCAATTTATTGTCATCATAAAAAACAATTTTTTTATATACATCTTTAATTTTATTTGGTCCTGTTAAACTTCCACCCATTATGTTGTCACTCCTATATCGTCATATGTTGGTTCATTTACACTTGCTACGTCACTATAACTAGCATCACTAGGTATAGAAACATTGCTAAAAGTATGTACACTTCTTGTTATATCTGTATAAATACTACTACTTGGATCTGTTATAGCTGTTAAACTAACATCTAATGGTATTGCTACGTCTGCAAAATTACCATCAGTATTGTCATTAAAATGTTGTACTAAGGAATCAAACGATACATTAATATCACTTAATGCAGCTAAACCAAAGTTTCCTTTTTTCCACGTATTAGCCATTATTTTTTCTTTACAATCTTTTTAATTTTACCATTATGAGTTCTAGCAAACTTATGTTTTTTAGTTTCACGTATAAGTGTACCATAATAAGTTTTACCGCCCCATTTCCAACTAACTCTCTTAGTCATTATATCTCCTAAAAACTATGTTGTTTAACTGTAGTAGCTCCAGATACTCTGCCTCTACTCTTAAATGTTTTTGCTTCTTTTATACCACGTTCAAATTTATTTTCAAAATATAATGCTTGACCCATTCCGTCTTGCGTTTGTTCATATCCAAGTTGAATAGCTTTATCAACTAAATATTGATGAAACTGTGTAGGTAGTTCACTTTGTTCTGTCATTGCACTACTACCAGAATCTAGTGTATTAAAATGATCTGCTTTTTTATGATAGAATAAAGTAATCTTTCTTACATCTACTGGTGATGCATACTGATTTTTTTCTTCTTCCATAGGGTCATGTAATGCAATACCGATAGAATCTCTTTCTACCCACCATACCCATTGTTTTACATTTCTGTCATATATTGTACTATAATTTGGCATATTAACACTTCCACTTTCTTAACGATTTATTAATTCTTGAATTAGGATCGTTTTGTTTTTTAGTTCCAGTTAACTTCTTTTTCATACCTCTCATACGTGCACAGAAAGATCTCTTTCTAGGCCCACCTTCTGGTTGAGGAGCTTTTAAATTTCCTCCAGTTTTTTTATTATAAGAAGCTCTACCTTTAGCATTTAATCCCCCGCTAGGGTTCTTACCTTCTTTTCTTTGCCACGCTGGTGATTTAGCCATTATTTAGCTCTTCCTTTTACTAAACCTTTAGCACTTTTAGCTATCATTTTTGGTGCTTTGCTAGCTAATTTTCCCACTTGTTTAGCTTTTCTACCTGCGGCTTTTCTCATAGCATCTAATTTTCTAGCTTTTGCTGTAGCTTTTCCGCCGTACTTCTTCCTTTTAGGTTGTACTTTTCTTTTCCCCTTAGGAAATGTATCTGTATTAGATCCAGCCGTAGATCTAATCATTGTATCTTTTACGTTTGCCATTATGTTAAGTCCCTATATTCTGGTCTGCCCATCAACCTGTTAATCTTTATTGTATTGCCATCGTCATCAACAATATCTACACTTTTAATTTCTAAAATACTTTCTTTTAAACCATAATATCTTTGTGCTGCCACTGTATCAAACTGAGTAGCTTCATCCAATATTAATGTTCTAGAACAAAACTCATCTGACGCCTGATTTAGTAAATGTATAATTTCATTACTGCCAAGGTCTGGGTGATGTTTTCTAACTAACTCTATCATCTGCTGGAGTTTCATAATCTTTTCCTTCTGCTTGTGGTTGTAGTAAATATAAACTTAAAAACGCACTTAAATCTCCTACTACCATTTCATATTGTTTTGTATACCAATCGTAGTCAGCCATTTTTGCATTTATTTGATTAGCATAAGACTCTACTCTACCTAAATAGTCTTGTATTTCTTGTGCTTCACTTTCACTAACCATTCTTGCTGCTTCTATTTTTTGCTGTAAATCTGTTGTATATATAGCTAATTCTTTATTGTATTCATTTAATTCGTTTTCAATATCTGCAGCATACTGTTGCAATAATTGTTGCTGCTTTCCTAATGCTACTTGTGCCATTTCTGGATCTTCATCTGCTATAAAATCATCTACTCCAAAATCTGCTTCTGTTCCAGATGTAGTATCTGAACCTGACAATGTTCCATAATCAGTTGTTAAAGTAGGCTTACTATAAGTTGGCGCAGTACCTAAACTTGCTAATGTAGTATCATTTAACGTTACTGCGGTAGGAACTGTTGGCAACGTTACATTAGCCATCATTAATCTTAATAATTCTTTTGCAGCATATAACACAACGCCTCTTTCTAATTCATCTGGTAAATTACTAATAGACGTATCTCCCAAACCAACAGATGTATCTGGACTTATATGTTTTACTAAAGCACTTTGTCCGTTTGCAGGAGTTGGTATAACATTTAAAGTTCCGCTTTCTACGTAATATTTAGGATCTAATTTGCTAGTATAATAAATACTATTTACATCTGTATAATCTGCAGCATCTTCTGGACTTATTTCCATAGCTTTTCTATTACGTGTACCATCATTTCTAGTAACACTTACAATTTGCAATACTGATGCAGTGCTCATAGTTGTAGGTGAACTATTTAATGTTGTAGAACTTGTCATTCTATTAGCCATATCTTCGTTAAATGAAACATATTTTGTTATATATTTAACGCCTTCTTCTAAATACAAATCAGCTTGTGATGTGTAATCAGGGCTATCTATATCGCCAACTATTGCTTCTATCTCTGTTTTAAAACTCATATCAGCTCTTTATCCCAAATACTTCTTTTAGTATTTTTTTTGACTGTTTAGGTGTGCTAGTTGGAGTAATTCTTATACTACCAGGGTCCATTTGCATACCTCCACGTTGAGGTTGAGGTGGTTTAGGTTCTAGTTTATATCTAGGTTTTGCACCAGTTCCTTTACCTCTAATTACACCTAAGTCATCTTGTTTTTTAATTTTTCTTGCTTTTTTCTCAGCAGCGGTTTCTCTTAAAGTTCCTCTTTTTCCTGCTTTTGGTCTAGTTGTTAAATCGTCAGGTATCATATCTCCTTGTGCACCTTTCTTACCGTGATAAGATCTTGTACTAGGATTGTACATACCTTTATTTTTTGATCCATATTTACTCTTATTCTTTTTAATAACTTTTTTAATTGTTTTTGCCCCAATTCTTAATGCCTTTAATGCTAATGCTGGATTTGCCATTACTTACCTACCTTTTTCAACTCAATCATTATTATTTCTGATTTGTTTTTTACGTTTGTTCTGTCAGGCATGCCACCAGGTTTGATATTTTTTTCCTTATGCATGCTACTTACCATATTTCTTTCTCAAAGCTTTGTTTTTTGCTTTTTGTTTTCTTCCCTTATTTAAGCCTGAAACTCCCCCATAAAGACTATATAGTCCTACATGTGAAACAGTTTTATAGTTTTTAACACCAACTTTCTCAACTAAACCTCTTGCTCCATAGGCAACTTTACCTAAAGGTGTTCTTTTATCAGGACCAGCTTTTCTCATTGCTTTAGTAATTCTTTTTGCTGGTTGTCCTTTTTTTGTTAAATAAGTACTTTGTTTATCAATAGTTTTACCTAAACTTTTTACAGCAGCTTGCGAACTTGTTTTAATCTTTTTTTGTCCTGTTTTATAAAGTTTACTACCTTTATCATAAGCTTTAGTTGCTGCTTTTTTAGTACTTGCTTTTGTAATGCCTCTTTTAGCTAATTCTTTAACGCCTTTTTTTAGCAGTTTAGTTCCTGCTATTCTTGCTGCCGATAAGGCAGCTGCTGCAAATGGAATCGCCATAACCTTCTCCTATTCAATAGTGGGGGGATATATTTCAATCCCCCCGTTTATCTTAACTAAATTGCAATACAGTGTGTGTTTCTGGTAAAGAAATTTCTAGACCTGCTTCTGTAAGAACCATGTCTTTTCTTCCGTCAACATTTCTGTTTTGTACATTAGTAATGATTTGAGTATCACGTGATACACCGTTACCCATTAATGGACGGTATGCTACGTTATTCAAATCAATCATAATTGCTGTATTTTCGTGAATACCTCTAAATAGTGGTTCCATAACAAAGTTAAGGTTACCGTAAATAGTTGATACTCTTGTTACAGCATGTCCGAAGTTACCTTGAACATTCTGAATGTCAAGACCACTTCCAACCTGACTGTTTAAAGCCATTGTATTACCTAAGAATGAAGACCCACCAAGTTTGTTCAACCATGATAGGACTTTTCTTGAAGCTAATACTAGTTTTTCACCGCTGTTTCCAGACTCTGGTGAGAAAACATCTTCCATAGAGTCAATGAAGTGATCGTAATTAGCTGAAGAATATTGGAAAGTTTTCACTTTACCGTATGCTTCAGTGTAAGGTACGATACCCCATGTTCTTCTAACTGGACCAGTTGCTGTAGAATCGTCTGTTCCTACACCGAATAGCATAGCATGCTCAAGATCCATCTTATGTTCCATAAGTTTTTCTTGGTATACTCTCATGTATTCGTTAGAAATTCCACGATATCTAGTAGCTAGAGCTGTACCAGAGAATAGAGGTACTGAGGTCTTAAAGATCTGACAGTATCCTTCTCTGTTGTAGAACTCGTCACTCCAACCTTCTGGGTCAGTTCCACCTTCAGCAAATGCTGAACCTACAACTTGACCTTTTACGTTGTCGTCAAAACGTAGCTTAGATGCACTTGCAGGTGTTTGAATACCTTTAGTTGCAGCGTCTGCTCCGTCAGCTGATCTAGTAGCCTTAAGCATTAACTTAAGGAATGTAGCTGCTTTAATTTTAGCTTTGCTAGAATCTGTAGCTTCTACTTCATCGATCTTGTAATATGCGATTGCTCCTACGTCACTTCCGTCTGAACCGTCAGCGTCGTATTCACATTCTATTGCAACAATTTGTCCTACTAATAGGAACTCAGGTGCAACGTTTGTTGATACCTCTCTACCAAATTTATCGTAGCCACAATCTACGTAGAAGTTATCTCCAGTAACAATAGCAAAAGCATCTGTGTTATAGTCACCGATTATTTTAGCTGCTTGCATTTGGAAATTACGTCTCTGCCACTGATGTCTTTGCTCTAAGAACTTAAACACAGGGTCATCTGTAGGTTTCTTTGCGACATTGGATAAATAGGTAAAGAAAGGTGATTGTTGAGGAGCTAATTCAGCTACTCTTTCACCAAAGTTGAAAATTCGTCTATCAACATTGATGGAAGTACCCTGAACAGCTTCTCCTGGATTAATACTATATATGTTAGCCATCTTAATTCACTTCTCCTAGTTAAAATGGATTCTTCTTGTTAAAGTTTTGTATCATAGAATCCATCATTTTATCTTCTGATCTTTTAGATGACTGCACATTGACTCCAGCTTTTACCCCGATAGGTTTAGGTATTGACAGTTTTGACTTTTGCTGCATCATATTTGCTTGTTTTTGTAACACTGCATCATTTACCTGAGTAATCGTTTGATTACTTTGTTCTGGTGCATTGTCTAATCTATGTAATTTTACAAGATTATCTAGCGATAATGATTCAGGTGCTGTCATTTTTACTAAAAAGTCATTAGCTTCTTCAGTACTATAACCATAATTGCGTTGTAGGTCAGATACTAATTGTGCTTCTTGAGCATTCTTTTTAGTCTGTTCTTCCATTTTACGCATAGATTCAATACGTTGTTCTTCTAATGACGTAGTATAATCTGTCATGCTTTCCATATATTCAGTTTGTTTAACTAAATATTTAGCACTTGTGCTATCTGGGTCTGCTATTGCCTCGGAATGATCAAAATCAGCTGGCTTCTTAGGTTTAACAGGTCTTTCTAAAGATGCTGTTTCCTTTTCTGCTGGTGCTGGCGAAGCGGTTTGTGTCTTTTGTGCCATTAAATCCGACACTTGAGACTTCAAAAGGTCCACTTCTGCTGCACGTTTATCTGCTTGACTTTGCCAGTATTGAAACTGGTTGCTATCTTCCTTTGGGTCAACAGATTGTACAACTTCTGAAGGTTCACCTTCCTGTACATCTTCGGATTCTCCAGAATGAAATGCAAATTCATTTGAATTATCTCCAAATATGTCATTAAAAATGTCTTCTTCTGGTCTAGGTTCCACTGCAGTCTCTTGTGGTGCCTCAACCTGTGTTTGTTCTACTTCTGTTGCCTGTGTATTTTGAGTATCACTCATCTTCTTGTTCTCCTAACTCTAACTCTCTGACTGGAGAAAGCGTTTCCATTTCAGCCTCTCTTGCAGAGTTTATCAGATTTTGTTCAACATCGGCAAGACGTGTTTGATACATCGTAGTTGCCGCTTCAGCTCTGTTCTTAACCTTGTCAAGTCCTGAGCTAAATTTTTCAACCTCTAAACGTTTCTTAGCATGTAGCTCTTCACGTGTAGCTGTTTGTAAGTCTCCTTTGACTTTTTTCAATTCTTCTTGCATTGCCATCATTTGTTGTTGCATTTGTTTCATCTGACCAGCACGTTCTAATACTCCTTCTACATCTACTAACTCTGATTTCTTAAGAACTTCTACTTGATCAATCAATCCAGCTTGATACATTTCTTGATATGTTGCTAACAATGCCATTCTATTTGTTGGTAATGTAGAGCCAGAAACAACTTTAATATCATAGTTTCCAACACCTATGTCATGATATCTTGATACAGCTCCATTTTCCATTTCTTTATAGAAATTAAATCTTTCTTCTTTTTCAGTTCCATTAGGTTGTACTAAACGTATTACTTTTTCTTCTGTGTACATTTGTTGCATTAAAGGAACAGCAACTTTAGCTACCTGATTTAAAAAGTTTTCTACGTCATCTCTTCTAGATTTAATACGTCTTTGTCCAAATTCATCTACTACTAACGTTCCTCTGTATGTAGATGGTGCATTTGCTGTACTTCCTTGCATTAATTCAAAAATACCAAAACCATACTCTAAGTCGTACTTAGCATCTGCTTCGTTTTTATATAATTCATTGGGAAGAGGCACGGGCCCTGCTACAATAGGTGCACCTAGCTCTGCGTCAAATTCAATAACGCTGGTTCCAGCTCTTCCCCACTCTTCTTCAATCATGCGTATATCTGCAGAACCCCTCGGTATTAGCAGTTTTACGTTCGTACTTGTAGAAGCATGAGCAATAATTAATGATCTAATTTTATTAATATATTCTTGTAAAGGTCTAAATAGACGAACATCTGATTCTGGAAATGGATTTCTATGATGTATGTTCATAATAGGTACTATAGGATACTCTTCTGTAGGTAAAACTCTTTCATATAATAAATTATCTCCTACAGATACATGCATAGCAATACAACATTTTTCTATTTCATTAGAATTTATCTTACCTAAACCAATTAATTCCCCAACTGTAGTAGGAACTATAGTAGTAGTACTACCTGGGATACCATCTTCATCTTCCATTCCAGGAACTTTTATAGGATCTTGAGGTATAACATTTCCAGCTTCATCTACCTTAGGTTCTGGTAATTCAAAATGAAACATAACTCCAACTTCCTCTATAACTCTAAACATTTCTTCTACTGCAGCTGGATCTGATATAATAACTTCTTCTCCAGTAATTTTTTTCAATCTAATGTAATATCTGCCTGTATATTCTTGATATTCATTAGCATTAAATAAAAACTCTTCATTAGTAAAAGGTTCATAAACATTGTAATACATATGCATTTCTTTTGTATATCTTTCAATAAATTTACGTTTTGTGTGATATACATTGTCATCATCCCCTTTAAATATCTGTCCTTCGGTAGCAGCTAAATCTGTAGTTGGATATTCTTCATTATCTGCTTGGTGAGATGATGCATCTTGTATAATATCCATAAAATCAGGATATAATTGCATAGCTTGTTCGTCTGTTAAATGTTTTGCGACTAATATGTGAGCAGCATCTCTTGCGTATATATCTTTAGAATTAGGGTCAATATACACATCTAAAGGATTTATAGACTTTATAAAAACCTCTCCTTTACCTAAATCTGCCATAGGATCTTGGAATACGTTAAATACTCCCATACCTCCTACATAATAGTCGTCAATAACCTTTTTTAACTCTTCGTTACCAGTTGACTGATCCCATATCCATGAAAATAAATCAGAAAAAACTTTAGCAGTGCTTCTATCAGAATCTTCTCTTGCAGTACTACGGAATTGAGGTGAATTGTATGTTAGCAAAGACTTTGCTGTTTCAACGATAGGATGAATACGATTTACTACAATAGGTGCTTGACCACGAGATTCTAAAACATCTTTTTCTTCATTTGACCATTGTGCTCCTGCACGGAACTCAACTGCTTCTTGGAATTTTACAGCCCATAATTCACGGGACGATGAATATTCTCTGAGTAATTCTTGCGATAATTCTACTTCTTCGTGTATAGATCCATCATTTCTCTTTACACGACCAGGTATATAACCATAAACATCTATTAAATCATTATAGTTTTGACTTCTTGTCTTTCTTTTTCTTTTCTGTATTGTCTCTGGCATTTACCTCTATGTACCCTTCTGGTATTTTTGTGTCTAATACATCATCTAACTCTTTCGCAAAGTTGCGAAAAGCAGACATATATTTAACTAAATCTATTTGCATACAATTACTCCCCTGAAATTAAAAGACTTTTTTTATCAATGTCAAGTGTTTTTTATGCTATTTTCCAGTTTTTTGGCTGATAATCATAATATTCGTCATATTCTAGCTCCATATCAGCACCATCGTGGGTAGGTTTGTAACAATTTTTATTAGCATAAAAGAATCCATCTAACAAGTCATCATGCTTACCACGTGGATATAATAGCAATTCATCTAACAATGCTTGTTGATTTTTTTGTATAAACACATTACCTTGCGCAAATAAGGGCTGTAAACTCTCTAACCTATAAGACTTGGAGGTTCTTGGATTTTCTTTTATTTCCAGACCAGGAATAAACAACCCTTCATCTGCAGATTTTTCTTTTATGTATTGTCTTAACATTTCCTGATATCCAACAGACTCTATCCTTGTTTTTGCACTTCTATTAACTTTGAAGTTTGTAATGATAGAATCTGCCAGATCTAGTGGGGTAGCCCTTTTTCGATAGTAGGGCAAAACAAATCTATTACCATCATAGTCAACTGCTATATTAAATATTACACTAAAGTCAGCTCCTCTCTTTGTACTAGAGGCAGGGTCGACTCCTGTAAAGATGTTTACAGGTCTAATCTCATTTACTTCCTCCCCATTTACGGTCGTCAGTATGAGATTCGACAACCCTTGCTCATCCGTCTCTGTATAACCTTCGTAATATTGAATATGTTCAGCTCTAAATAAATTTTCTTCATCACCTGTAATTTGACACAAATACTCTCTATAAAATACAGATACACGATTAATACTTTCTAATTCTTCTTTTTTCTCTATAAGTTTTTCTGCAGGCCATACTTCAGGCCATAATGCTTTACCATTTTCCAAGTCAGGTGCAAAATGCATATTAACCCAACCTTTCATATCTTTTAATGTTTCAACGAGACAACGTTCATGCTGAGGAGTACCAATAACACATACTCTACCTACGATAGGATCTAAGGAAGGAACACCAGATTGTAACAACCAACGAAGATTTGTCTCCATCGCTTCTGCTGTCTTGGTATTGTTTTCATCTTCAGGATCATCTAAAATTAATAAGGTAGGACGTTGGTTTCCATGTTTGATACCACGTATCTGCTGTCCAGTACCCTTGCATATAATAACGCTACCATCTTTTAGTTCTATCTCAGCGTTTGACCATTTACGTGCAGATTGCATTCCCCAATACCCAAAAAAGTGTCTAAACTCTTGAGAATAATCTAATACATCTTTTATTGTTCCTAATAACTTAGTAGCGTGTCCTTGTGTTCTAGATACTAATACAATAACCTTAGGACCCTTATCAAACATAAGATGATATAGTGGATATACGCCTGCCACAATACTAGACTTAGCATGACCTCTTGGAGCAATAATATTAATTTGTTTTTCATCTTTATGTAATTCTTCTGTAATGTCATAGTGAAATCTTGGAGATTCACTACTAAACATGTTGGGCATTACCATACGCCCAAATAACAACATATCCTGTTGCATTTCAAGTAATAACTTCTTTTTATCCACGTATTTTTACTGGTTCTACAATAATCTTCATATCTCTAGCTACTTCAAACATTGTTGTCATAAATAACGTTAAATCATCATCATTGCTCGTTCTGATCTTCACGTACTTCGTCAACTTCGCTGATTTTAGTCGCTTTGAGTTTTTTTCTTTGTTCTTCATAGTTTGCCTCAATTTGATGTGTCATATCAACCTCCAAGGACTCTGTCACCTGTTTTGTCTTAGGTGCCATATCTAAAAATATAGATAATTCTTTTGCAGCACGTATCATATCTGCACTGCTTTCTTTTACTTTAGCTACTTCAATAGCATCTTTCATTGTATCAAGTACAAAACCTTCATCAATACCTTTCTCTATAAGTATTTCTTTTAGTTTTTCTTCAATCATTTTCTTTGCCTCTTTACTTTTCAATAATTTTTTTATAGCTATAGCAGGGTTTTTTTGGTCAGGCCTGTATAATTTACCTATTTTATCAAGATCTGGCTGTAAACCAGCCATTTTGTACGTTAAATAGGCATCTATAGCTAGTTTAGCCCTACCTTTTTTAGCTTCCATCTCACTATATGGCTTTGTAGACACGTTAGAATAGTTACTGGACGCATAATGTGGCTCAAATTCTAATCTTCTATGTTTACCTAACCATTGACGACCGAATGGATAGACCATTTCAGTATTAGTAGCATACTCGTTACGAGCAATGCACTTAGAAACATAATTATCGTCACTAATACCAAACTCCCCAGCACTGCAGTCTTGCCAGTATTTATAGCACACTCCCAATTCGTCTGCTTCGATATCGGTATATACTTCAAAATTAACGGGTTCATAGTTATTTATCTTTAGTTTCTTTGTTATCTTGATCATTGTCTTTATAATTTTCTTCCAAATATTTTACAAAAGCCTCTTTATCGCCTTTCATCTTCATATATTCGTCTAGGGCCTTATCCCCGTTGAAAACATGATGCTTTAATTGTTCTAATTGCACTGCAATAGCTGCAATCGTGCCAATCAACTCTTTTGTTGTAGGTTTTTTCTTTTTATTTATAGCCATTAACGTTAATCCTTTACGTAATTAATTATCTTAAATAATTAATGTATCTCTTAACGTTAATATTAACGTTAATACCATACACTATTTAGTCCAAATCTCTATCTGCTCTTATAAGAACGCCTAATTCTATAGCTTCTCTAATCACATTAATCTCTACTTCAGCCATCATAATCATTTTTATTTCCTGAACTTTAGGATTATTAGGATCTACGGGTACTTTTTCCCATTCTTTCCCATTCCAACGCTCAAAAAACTCCGCATTAGCAATCGCTTTAAGTATATCTTTAGGTAATTTTTTAACCATAGTAC